CCGACACCACCAACAGCTCGACCCTGGCGGCGTTCGGCGGGGTTTCGGGGACGCTGACCTTGTCGGCCAATGTTTCGGTGGCCGACAGCACCTCCGGCAACGCCGTGGTCTCGTCGGTGGCGCCCACGATCCTGCGGCCGAACAATCGCGTCGGCACCCCGCAACTGGTCGCGGGTGACACTCTGAGCGTCCAACTGGTGTTGGCGGCGGTGGCTCAGTTGCGCGACAACAATGTTCCGAATGTCGAAGGTAGCTATAATTGCTACCTCGACAATACCACGATGCTGGAGTTGTTTAAGGACCCGGACTTCAAGATGCTCTATCGCGGGGCCTATGATTCCGACGAATACAAGAAGGGCCAGGTGGTCGAACTGCTGGGGGTTCGCTTCGTACCCACCAACGAGGCGCCCCAGCAGACGCTGACGCTGACCGGCAACCGCATTCGCCGGGCCATCATTTGCGGCCAGGGCGCGCTGGTCGAGGGCGACTATGCCGGCCTCGGTTACTCCGATCTCGACAAGGAACCCGATGATGCGGTGAAGCGGATGTACGAGGATGTGTGCCTGGTCATTCGTCGTCCTCTCGATCGCTTCCAGGAAATCATTTCCCAGTCCTGGAAATGGCGCGGTGGTTTCTGCGTACCCACCGACGTTACGGCCAATCCCCAGGTGATTCCGACGGCCAGTAACTCTTACTGGAAGCGCGCCGTGATCATCGAATGCGTGTGATGACCAGCATGCCGAACGGGAGGGTAACCCTCCTCCCGTTTGACCTGGAATAACCGGGTTTCTTCGAGTCTTTGTCTGTCCTGGACTTCAGGACGTCTCGTCTGAAAACGGCGGGGCGGGTCGGCGGGTTGCCGATCCGCTCCCGTCCGTGGGAGGCCATCATGTCCTTTACCGATGCTGAGAAAACCGATATCCGGCGCTATTGCGGCTATCCGGTGTACGGAAACACCCCGAGCCCGTTCTTTTGGGCGCGTTATACCGTTCAATACGGCAATCTGGAATTCAAGATGAACAACCTGGCCCCGGCCGAAGAGGCGGTGGTGCGGACGGTTTATCTGGCGCAACTGGGATCGCTGGAATCGGCGGTTCCGGCGGTGGGCGCCAACCTCGATACCGCCGAGGCTGCGGTCTGGACCTGGAACCGCAACGAGATGCGCGATCGGGCGGCGCTGCTGGACCTGTGGCGGCGGCGGCTGTGCGCGTTCCTGGGTACCGAGCCAGGGCCCGGGCTGGGCGAAGACGGCGGCCTGACGGTGGTGGTATGAACGGCACCACCCTTCAGGCCCGAATCTATTCGGGTTATGCGAAGGCCGCACAGCGCATCGGCTTGCCCTTCGATCTTTATCGCCCCACCGGCCCGACCAATCCCCTGAATCCGGCCAACAAGCTGGCGACCCTGCCGGCCAGCTTCCGGGTCGACGACCATTACCGGGAGGCTCAGGTCTACGGCAAATCCATGTGGCTGGCCTATCTCGACGATTCCCAGACCCAGCCCGGCGACTATCTGGTGGGAGCCAGCGCAACCTACTTCGTCGCGGCCCAAAAGCCGCTGCTGCCGGTGTTGACCGTCGCCTGCACCCGCACCGTCAGCGTGGTCCGGATCGCGGTTCCCACTGGTTTCGGGGCGCTCGATTATGGCGGCATCATCGACGGCACCGAGGTGCCGCTGATGACCGGCTGGCCGGCCTCGGTGCTCCAGGCCGGCAAGGGCGGGCGCAACGAGGTCAACCTGCCGGCCGACGTGCAGGCGCCGGGCTGGACGATGTTGCTGCCGGCCTGGCCCGGCGTGGTGATCGAGCCCAGCGATATCATAACCGACGATCTTGGCCATCGGCACATCGTTTCGGTCCCGGAACTGACCGATCTCGGCTGGCGGCTGATCGTACAACAGGCGGTGACGTGATGGCCGATCTTAGCGACGTCGAGAATGCCCTGGTGGCGGTAATTGCTCAGGTGTTCTATCCCGCCGGCACCGCTCAGCCGTCGGCCTTGGGGGTGCCGGTGCGCATTTATCGCGGTTGGCCCAGCAAGCCCGAACTGGAAAGCGACTTGCGGTCGGGAGCGGTCAATGTTTCGGTTTATGCTCTCAATCGCGAGCGGGTGGTCACCCGCTTTCAGACCAATTGGCGGTTGCTGACCGGGCCGCCTGCTCCCACCCTGACCTTTGCCGTTTCCGGGAATACCATCACCGTCGGCGGCACGGTGACGGTGCCTCAGAATGCCGCGGTGATCGTCGACAACGGGTTGAGAGAAGGTTCGGCCGGCTACAGCTATGCCCTCCAGCCTGCCGATACGCCCACCACCATCGCCACGGCGCTGGCGGCGCTGATCACCGCCGGCTATCCCGGAACCACCAGCTCCGGCCCGGTCATCACGGTGCCCGGGGCGGCGCGGCTGGTCGGCCGGGCCGGGACCTTCGGCAGCAGTATTCGTGAACTGAAACGTCAACGCCGGGATATTCAGATTGCCTTGTGGGCCAGCACGCCCGGCCTGAGAGATCAGGTGGCGATCCTGCTTGACCCGGCCCTGGCCGCCCTGGAGTTCATTGCGCTGGCCGACGGTACCGCCGGCCGGCTGGTTTACGTCGGCAGTCCCCATGACGATACGGTGCAGAAAGAAATTCTGTACCGCCGGAATCTGATCTATTCGGTGGAATACGGTACGACGCAAACCCGCTCCGACGCCGCCATCATCGTGCCGGTGATTGACATCGCGGGCGGATTCAGTCGTTCGACCACAACTCCGATCAAGACCATCGTGTCGTGAGTTGATCCTTATCCAAATCCAGCCCTACCAGCCTGTTCGTGTCCGGCCCGCTCTGATGAGCGGGCCTTTTTTATGAGGAAGACACCCCATGCCCATTTCTCAATTGGGACAGCTCAACACCACGGCGTTGATTGTCCCCGATCTCTACGTTCAGATCGTGCCGCCCACGGTGACGCTGCTCAACGGCGTTCCCACCAACATCCTGGGGGTGGTCGGGACCGCCACCTGGGGGCCGGTCAACAGTCCGACCCTCATCGGCAGTATGGCCGATTACGCCCGCCAGTTCGGCGCCATCCAGGCCCGGAAGTACGATGCCGGCACCGCGGTTGCGGCGGCGGTGCTGCAAGGGGCCGCCAACTTCCGGGTGGTGCGGGTCACCGACGGCACCGACACGGCCGCCAGCGCCGTGATCGGGACCACCGACATCACGTTCACCTCCCGTTACACCGGGTCGTTGGGCAACAGCATCACCGTGACCCTGGCTGCGGGCAGCGCTGCCGGAACCACCCGGGCCATCGTCGCCATCCCCGGCCAGGTGCCGGAGGTGTTCGACAACGTGGCGGGCACCGGCAACGCCCTGTGGCTCAACCTGGCCGCGGCGATCAATCTCGGGCAGTCCGGCATGCGCGGGCCGTCTCAGATCGTGGTGGCCACCGCGGGCACCGGCGCCGACGCCCCGACCCTTGCCACCACCACTCTGACCGGCGGCACCGACGGCGCCACCACCATCACCGGGGCGGTGCTGCTTGGGCAGGACACCGTGCCGCGCAAGGGGATGTACGGCCTGCGTGGGACCGGCGCCTCGGTGGCCATGCTGACCGACTGCGACGACAGCACCACCTGGAGCAACCAGGTGGCCTATGGCCTGTCGGAAGGCACCTACATGATTATGGTCGGCCCCGCCGGCGACACCATCGCCAACGCGACCACGGTCAAGCACACCGCCGGGATCGACAGCTATGCCGCCAAGCTGCTGTTCGGCGATTGGGTCTATTTCAACGATACGGTCAACGCCCAAATCCGGCTGATCAGTCCTCAGGGCTTCATTGCCGGCCTGCTGGGCAACCTTGCCCCCCAGAACAGCAGCCTGAACAAGCAGCTTTACGGCATCGTCGGCACCCAGAAGTCGGCAGCCAATCAGGTCTACAGCACCGCCGAACTCCAGGCGCTGATCCAGGCCGGGTTCGATGTCATCACCAACCCGGTGCCGGGAGGCTATTACTTCGGTGCCCGCTGCGGCCACAACAGCTCCAGCAACGCCGTGATGCATGGCGACAACTACACCCGCATGACCAACTACATCGCGGCGACCCTGAATGCCGGGATGGGTCAGTTCGTCGGCCTGCTCCAGACCCCGGATGTCCGGCGCCAGGCCAAGGCTACCCTCGACGCCTACCTCTCGGCCCTGTTCAGCCAGGGCCAGATCGGCACCGCCGACGGCAGCCCGTGCTTCCAGGTGGTCCTGGACAGCAGCAACAACCCGGCCAGCCGGGTCGCGCTCGGCTACATGCAGGCCGATGTCAAGGTGATCTATCTGTCTGTCATCGAATACTTCATCGTCAACCTCGAAGGCGGGCAGTCGGTGCAGATTTCCAAGCAAACCACGACCAGCGCAAACCAGTAACCAGGAGTCCGCAAAATGCCCGTCAATTCTTTCAATGTCGGCAAAGACGTCCAACTCGATATCGTCGATCCGGTGCAGGGGGTGGTCAGTTTTACCTTGATCACCGGCTTTACCGCCAAGCAAAAGGTCAAGGAGGTGTCGGTCAATGGCCTTGACGGCCTGCTCCGGCCGCTGATTCTGCCCAATGGCTGGGAGGGTTCGTTCAACATCGAGCGCTCGGACAGCCTGGTCGATGATTACTTCGCCGCCGTCGAGGCTGCTTATTACAACGGCCAGAGCGTCCCGTCGGCGACCATCACCGAAACCATCTCGGAGGCGAGCGGCGCCGTGTCCCAGTACCGCTATACCGGCGTCATGCTCAAATTCGAGGATGCCGGCGAGTGGAAAGGCGACAATTCGGTGAAGCTTCGGGTCGGCTTCGCCGCCGGCCGGCGCCTCAAGGTCCAGTGATACCGGCGCGCCTTGTGATTGACCCATTGGGGGCTTCGCCCCCGAACCCCGACCAGGGCTTTGCCCTGGACCCACCAAAGGCCGACGGCCCTTGGAACCCGGGATGTGATGCGGGTCCAGGGGCGTCACGCTCCTGGTGGGGGTTTAAGGGGGCAAAGCCCCCTTAATGTGTCAGTCTTTACGCTCGCTGGTATGAGGCCGCCCTGGCGCCGGTAACGCCGGTGTCCTTCCGGGTGAGCCGGGCGGGGGTATTCCGCCCGGCTTCATCGGCGGGCTTCCGACGCAAAGGGTCGTGAGCTGAAAGCCGTTGTTCGGCACCGGATAGCGGCCTCTTCCTCGACAGCCACCCCCATTCCGAATCCAGGTGCTGAATGATGTCCGACTCGTGGGCTTGAAGCTTGAGGAAGGTCCCGAGAGTGATAGTGACCCAGACCTGATAAAAATAAGAGAAATGATCGATGTCGAGGTCGTTACAAACGCTAGCCATACAAATTTTTCTAAGAGGCGTTTGGTAAATGTGGTTATTCGTTTCTGCGATCAAATGGATACGTATGTCTATGGACTTGGATGTTTTTGCTTGTGCCGTTGCGATAAGAGATAGATAAGTGTTAATAATTATCAAGAATCTGATGATAACTCCGCCTGTCCCTATCACTATCATACCGGATTCAGTTCATTTGCCCATGACAAAGAACCAATTTTCAGAGAACCGACGATCTTTGATTACGACCTGCGGAAATCTCCTCGCGATATTTATTTCTACGTTAGAATCACCACCCCTATGCCATGATACTTGGTAAAGAGTCCAACGTCGTCCGCATCCCCAGAGAAGCATTGATCAAGCTCTTCGCAGAGCATCCGCGCCGGGCGCCCCCGGCGAATTGAGTGCGCCGCCGATGCCAACGATGTGATCTTAATCCTATATTCTATCATGCGATTTGGTGAGCTAACAAGAATAATGGTACTGTAATAAATAAAAATGAAAATATTCATATCTCTGCGGTTGAGCCACGCCTCCCATACTCATACCCTGCCGCGGCTTTTATCGTAAGTCGCACAATTGGCAGACCATGTATCTTCGCTTTTGTGAGGGTATTCGTCTCGCCAAGGCACTGCGCCGCGGGGTGTGCCTTTGTCATCGCTGCTTTCGCGACGCAGGCCGACGATCAACCGGGTTGATTAACTCTGGGGAGTCAATAACTATGAAGCTTAAAACGTCGAGCAGCCTGTACGCCTTATGGAGGGTTGGGCTGGGTGTTGCCGTGGCTGCGATACCCGCTCAGGCAATGGCGCAGTCGGGCAATGTGACGGCGGCTGATGCCAACGTTCTCAATCTGCTCTCACCCTTTCTAAGCTTGAACGCCAGCGCGATCGGCCAGAGCACGCTGACGTACAATCTGAATGATGCGATCGCGGTGAACCAGTTTGCCGCTACGTCTTCGACCATCGAGGCGGTCTCGATCAGCGACAAGACGATCTTCAGCGGCCCCTCCACCTCGATCACGCTTCCGTCGGGCGCCAGTGCGGCCTATGGCCCGGGTGCCAACCTGGCTGGCGGCCTGCCGACCCAAATGGTCCAGTCCGCCGGCGGCATCGCTCCCTATCAGCAGTATGGCGGTCTCGGCAATTTGGGCTCTGCGTATCAGGCCGCGGTCAGCCCGACATCGACACCGGTTCCCTCCGTCGTCACCCTGTTGAACGACGCCTACAGCTTCACCAGGCAGGATCTCGGAGTCGCGAAATACTATTTTGCCAACGGCACCTCCAACGGCTCCACCACCGCTGTCGCCCCAAGCGGCTATACGCTGCCCACCGCCAACGGCTACCCGAACACGTCAACCAGCGTCTATGACACCGCCTATAACGTGTCGAACACCGGCGCCAACCAGGACACCTACGGAGACTCGCGTCCGTCGCAAGTCTCCAACCGCGTCAACGGCTACGACCCGACCGCTCTTACCGGTCTCGCGACCAACCCGTCCTTCCCCAGCGGCCACACCACCTATGCCTTCACCGATTCGATCCTGATCGGCATGATGGTTCCGCAGTATTTTCAATCCATGGTGCTGAGCGGATCGGAATACGGAAACAGTCGCATCGATCTCGGGGTGCATTATCCGCTGGACATTATCGCCAGCCGTTCGTTCGTGTCCTACGATCTGGCGCAGTTGCTGAATGCCAGCGGTTCGCTCTACACCCAGACCAACACAGTTTCGTCGCCGACGTCGCAAAACCTCAATACCCTGTTTCAGACGGCGGCCACGGCGCTCAACAGCAATCTGAGCGGCCAAACCTCGAGCTGCGGCGGATCTATCGCGGCGTGTGCGGCGAGCAACCCCTACAACACCTACTCGGCGGCCACCTATGCGTCGGCCCCGTTCGTCACCAACGCCGGCTCGACCACATCCTCCATCAACAGCGCGATCTACGATTCGCGGATGACCTATGGCCTGCCGACGCTGAGCTATACGCAAGCTCCGCGAGAACAGGCTCCCACCGGTGGTCCCGACGCGTCGATCTTGCTTGCCACTCTCTACGGCGGCAGCAGCCAGGCGGCGCAGAGTCTGGCGAGCAGCGTCGGCGGCGCACTTTACGGCAATCTGGCCACCAGCACGATCAACCAGATCATCGTCAACACCGAATCGAACGCTCTGGCTGCGTTCTACGGCACGTCGCTCAGTTATTGGTCCCGTGTCGACCTTTATGATGCGGCGGGCTACTTCCAGGGCGTCACCGGCACCATCACGCTGGCGTCGACCGATCAGCTCAAGACCAACGTGACGGTGGCCAACACCGGGACGCTGAATGGCGGCGGGACCATCACCGGCAACCTTGCGGTGCAATCCGGCGGCACCCTCGGCGGCACCAGCGCGGCGCCGGCGATCACCACCGTCAACGGCCAGGTCACGCAGGGCGCCGGTTCGACGTTCAGTGCCAATATCGACGGTCCGACGGCCGGCAATGGCGCCGGCACATATTCGCAAATCAATGTCGTCGGTGCCGGCAACACTTATGTCATCTCGCCCGCAAGCGGATCGACCCCGGCGGCGGCGCTCCAGCTCAACCTGCGCAACATCACCGGGGGCAACAACTCTTATGTCCCGAGCCTCGGCTCAAGCTATGCCGTGGTTCAGGCGGCAGGCGGGGTCTCCGGGACCTTCGGCAGCCTGGTCCAGCCGACCAGCGGTCTGCCCGCCAACACCTCGTTCACGGTCGCTTATTACCCCACCAACGTTCAGGCCTATGTCACGCCCAGCTCCTATGCCAACCCGGTCGCGGCCGGCTTTCTGCCCACCGCCAACCAGGCGAGCGTCGGCTCCGCCCTCGACAGCATCCGCACCGTGACCGGTAACGGTATCAGTGCCGGCAGCAGCACTAGTGCCTTGCTTGGCGCCGTGGGCGGGCTCAATGCCGGCAGCCTCCAGGCCGGGCTCGACCAGCTCTCGGG